TTGTCAATTGAATTACCAAACATGCCTATAGATCAGGTTCAAGAAAGGGCAGGAAGGTATGCCTATCTTAGAGCTGGAGAATTATTAAGCATTACACAAGAAAAAGGATTGCCAGCTGTCACCAGGTTGCAGGTCAGAGCTCTTGTTGGAACAGCTATAGAGACAGGCCAAACAGTTAGGGACCTTTCAAGGCAACTCACAAAAGACAAGGTTTTCAGTGCTGATAGAGCCAAAGTAGTTGCCAGGACTGAAGTGTCCAAAGCTCTTGGAGAAGGTCAGAAAAGTGCAGCAAAAGTCAGAGGTCAATCAGAAAAAAGATGGATCACCCAGGGTGATGATTTGGTTGCTGACAATTGTGCTTTCTATGAATCCCTGGGATGGATTCCTATAGATGAAGAATTTGAAGGTGGTATTGATACCATTCCAGGACACCCAAATTGCAGATGTGTTGTCCAGTTTAGGGCAACACCTTTAGTCAGAGAAGAATGGGATGGAGCTTATGAGAATGAGCCCATCATGCAGTCATCAGTCCAGTTTGTTCCAGAAGCTAGGTGCCCAAAGTGCAAGAGACTTGGAGGAACCAATGTTGCCCAGGGGACCAGCATCAGGTGCAGAAGATGTAAACATGAATGGAGGACATGATGAATGCATTGTTGAAATTGGCTCAAAAGTTTTTGCCTAAAGAGACAACCCAGCTCATTGAACTTGGGACCAGAATGGTGTCCAACCTGGACACAGCTGAAGAAAGAAAAGCTGTCCTGGATTATGCCCTAAGGTCCTTAGAAAATGATGGGAAAATGTCAGTCACTTCCTGGAGTAAATTTGGGTCCATGCTGGGCATCCTGGGAGGCAATGGCAATGATGAGTAAGATGACTCTCAGGCCTTATGTGTATGTAGTAAAAAACCCAAAAGTCTATGATGGAGATTCCTTCACTTGTGATCTCAATTTGGGACTGTTCATGGAAAAGAAAAAAGTGAAGGTCAGGCTGATGGGCGTGGATACACCTGAGAAAGGTTTCAGGGCTAAATCAGCCAGGGAAAAACAACTTGCCCTGGAAGCCAAAGCACTGATTGTTGACCTGCTTAATAATGCTGAACAGGTTTTGCTTTATTCAGAGAATGGGACTGGCAAATATGGCAGGCTATTGTCTACTGTTATTGCTGTTCAAAAAGATGGGTCCCATTTATCAGCTGCAGAAGAACTGATCAAACACAACCTGGCCAGACCTTATTTTGGAGGCACCAAAAGTAAAGAGCCCTGGTAATCATGGACATTGAAAGGATCTATATCCCCACTGTCAGAAGGGCCAATATTCAGCTCACTTTTGAAGCCCTTCCTGATGAGCTCAAAAAGAAAGTCATCATGGTTGTTGAGCCAGAAGAGAAAGAGCTCTACACCTATGACTGTGATTACCTGGTGATCCCTGAGAGCATTGTTGGGACCTGGACACAACTTGCAGAAACCAGGCTGCTTATCCACAAACATGCAGGACCTATCAAATATTGTGTGGCTGATGATGACATCACCATCAGAAGAAGGAATGCAAAATATTGGACAGGCAATTCCAACATGGAATCCAGCAGCAGGAATGCAACACCTGATGAGATCTTGGAGGCATTCACCACAATGAGTGCCTGGCTGGATGAGAAGGATATTGGTATTGCAGGATTTTCAAACTCTGAAGCACCACCACCCAATGCAGAATATGTAGATACAAAGGGAGTATTTTCCATGATCTTTGTTGATGGCAGGATGCTGTCTAAAGTCCTTGATCATATGGACCTTACTGCAATCAGAGTGGCTGAGGATGTGCTTTTTATGTATGAATGCCTTTCCAGAGGCATCAACACCAGGATGGCAACTGAATGGATGCTGGAAAATAATTCAGTGAAATTGAAAGAGCTCAAAAACACCAGGCTTGTTTGGATGGGAATGTATGGCCAGGAACAGCCAAAAGATCACTTCCAAACTGATGAGCACTATGCAGCTCTTTCCTACATCCAAAACAAGTGGCCACATGCCATGAAGATTTATGAGAAAGATGGCAGAAGGAAAAACACAAAGTATTGGAAAAGAGCTTATAAGCCCCTGGAGAAATTGACTCCTAAACAGTTGAGAGGAGCTGATGAGAAGATGACCATAAGAGATAGAATCAAAGGCTTACAAAGGGTCAAAGCCAGGGAGTTGCACAATCACCCTGGGAACTGGAGAAAGCATCCCCAGCAGCAGCAGAATGCAATGCAGGCAATCCTTGAAGATATTGGCTATGCCACTGCCCTGGTAGCTTATGAAACTGCCCAGGGACTGGTCCTGATTGATGGGCATTTAAGAGCTGGACTGGACCCAGACCAGCTGGTCCCAGTGCTGGTCCTGGACCTAAATGATGAAGAGGCACTGAAGGTCCTGGCAACTCTGGACCCACTGAGCAGCATGGCTGAGACAGACACAGCTGCATTAGAGGATATCCTGGAGAGCATTCAATTTTCAGATCATGCTTTGAATGCCATGCTGGATTCTTTGTTGGATGTGCAATCAGTTACTGACCCATTTGAAGAATGGAATGGGATGCCAGAATTTGTTTCTGAATCTCAGGACAGCTATAAGATCCTGAAAGTGCATTTTGACTCTGATGAAGATATAGCTGCTTTTGCAGAATTAGTGGGTCAGAATGTAGGTTTCAAAACTCAATATATTTGGTTTCCAAAGCAGCAAAAAATTGATGCTGTTGGGACCCAGAGATACAGCAGTGAATCCTAGCTATCCTCTCTATATTGTCAGCAAAGGTAGAGCTAGATTGGAACTTGGGACCACCACCAGGGCACTGAATGCCCTGGGGATTCCTCATTACATTGTGATTGAGGACCAGGAGCTGAAGGCATACCAGGTCCATAAACTTCCCAGGGCTGAACTTCTGGTCCTTGATAAATCTTACCTGGACAACTATGACACCTGTGATGATTTGGGCACTTCTAAAAGCAAAGGACCAGGAGCTGCCAGGAATTTTGTTTGGGACCATGCCCAGGCTTTAGGGGCTCCCTGGCATTGGGTTATGGATGACAACATCAGAAGGTTTTACAGAATGAATAACAACTTCATTTCACCTGTACAGGATGGAGCTATTTTCAAAAGCATGGAGGACTTTTCAGAAAGGTTTTCTAATGTAGCAATGACTGGTCCCAACTATGAATCTTTAGTCATAAGAAGGCAGAAAAAAGCACCTTATGTTTTGAATACCAGAATCTATTCCTGCAACTTAATCAGGACTGCCCTGCCCTATAGATGGAGAGGTAGATACAATGAGGACACTGACCTTTCATTGAGGATGCTGAAAGACAGATGGTGCACTGTCCTCTTCAATGCATTCCTCCAGGACAAGATGGCAACACAGAAAATTGGTGGTGGAAACACCAAAGAGTTCTATGCCCAGGAAGGCACTATTCCAAAGTCTTTGATGCAGGTAAACCTGCACCCTGATGTTTCCAAATTTACCTGGAGATATAACAGATGGCACCATGTAGTGAACTATAGGCAATTCAAGCATGGGCTTAAAAAGAAACCTGATCTAGTTATTTCACCAGGTGTGAATAACTATGGCATGGTGTACCAGGAGAAGATTGAAAATACCTGGCAAACTCTAACTCATTGAGACTGCATAACTATCCTATTGACAGAAATATTTTCCCTGTGGTTATGATCGCCAAAACTAAATAGCTCTCTTGATCAGAGCTCCACTGTGAGCCAGTGTCAACCTGAGAGGCCCTTGAGTGGCCCGATTTGTTATTCAACCAGGAATAGCGAGTTGGGCTTTTTTTGTGTCTGAAAGGGAACAGGATGCTAAAGACAAAAGTCTATAAGCCAGATGAAGTCAAAATCCTTGATGAGGATAGGGGCTTAGTCAGTGCCACTGTTTCCACTGAACAAGTGGACAGGGATGGTGATGTCATCAGAGCAGCTGGTTGGGACTTCTCTAATTTTGAGAAGCACCCAGTGCTCCTGGCTAACCATGATTATTCCAGCTTGAAATCTCAGATAGGTGTCTGGGAGGAAGTAGCTGTTATTGGTACTGAGATGAAAGGGACAGCCAGGTTTTTCATTGGCAAAGGTAACTCAGAAGCTGACTATGCTTTTGAGCTGGCCAAAGAAAAAGCTTTGGCATTCAGTGTTGGTTTTATACCTGACCTGGAGAAAGCAAAGCCCCTTTCAAAGGATGGAGCTGGCTCAGTGACAGGGACTGAATTCAATGGGCAGGAGCTGCTTGAAATCAGTGCTGTGACTGTACCCAGTAACCCAGCAGCTATCCAAAGAATCATCAAGAACCAGGCTATCAATCAGCTCATCACTGAGATGGCTGAGCAGAAGCTTACTCAAATCCAAAAGGCTGATGAAGATGCCCCAGCTCCTTCACTTGATGAAGTAGTTGAAGCAGTCATTGCCAGGTTGGATGAAAGAGATCAAGCAGCTGCTGATGCTGAGAGTGAAGCTGAAGAAGTAGTTGAACCTGAGCCAGAAGAAGAAGAAGAAGAGAAAGCTCAGGACCTGGATGAAGGTGCAGATCAAGAAGGTGAAGTTGATGTTTATGCCCTGGCAGAAGCTGGAGCAGAAGCAGCCCTAGAAGAATTTGTTGAGGAGGCTCTTGATGAGTGACATTAAAACACAAGCACAATTAGAAGAACTTATCCAGAACCCTGGAATGCTTGATGACCATATATCAGGCAAGGTTTCTGAGATGGTACAGGGACACACCACTGAAGCTGTAAAGGCTGCAGTGTCCAGTGTTCTTTCAAAACATGGTGCAAAAAGATTGCCAACTATGGACCACAATCCACAGGCACCAGGCGCTACTGAAGATGGAAAATTCAAAGGGCTAGGTGACTACTTCCAATCTGTGTGGAAAGCAGGGAATGGAAGAGGCATTGATGCAAGGTTAATGGAAACCAGAAACCTGGGAATTGACACAGGCGATGGCGGTGGTTTCACAGTCCCAGAAGAGTTCAGAGCTGAGCTCTTATCTGTGGGATTAGAGCAGTCAGTAATCAGACCCAGGGCTTTCAATATTCCCATGGGCAGCAATGTGGTGAGGATTCCTACTATTAGGGACACCAGTCATGCATCCAGCGTTTTTGGTGGAGTATCAGCCAGCTGGGGATCTGAAGCTGAAGATGTATCAAGTGCATCAAACCAGCCTGCTTTTGGACAGTTGAATTTAACAGCTCATAAGCTCACAGGCTACAGTGTGGTTTCCAATGAATTAGTCCAGGACTCTTCATTGGCCATAGAAGCCCTTCTCTCCAGAATGTTCGGTCAAGCTCTTGGCTATTTTGAGGACGTTGCCTTTATTTCAGGAACAGGCGCTGGCCAACCTTTAGGCATTCTCAATGCTCCAGCTCTTGTTACCGTTTCGAAAGAGACGGGGCAAGCTGCCGACACGATAGTCAAGGAGAATCTTGATGCGATGTACTCCCGAATTTTACCTAGCTCTATTGGGAACTGTGTGTGGATAGCTCACAATGACACATTCCCACAGCTTGCAAGCCTTAGCCAGGCAGTTGGTACTGGTGGTGGTCCTGTATGGGTATCCAATATGGCAGGTGGTCCTCCTAACAGCATCTATGGCAGGCCTTTGATCTTTACTGAAAAGGCTTCAACCTTAGGTGATGCAGGGGACATAATCCTGGCTGACTTGTCCTACTACATTGTAGGAGACAGACAAGCTCTCACGACCTCAGCATCACCTCATGTCAGGTTCACCACAATGGAATCAGTATTTCTTTTCAGTGAAAGGCTTGATGGCAGGCCCTGGATTGAAAGTGCCCTTACTCCAAGGAATGGCTCAAATACAGTGAGTCCATTTGTAACCCTGGCAGCAAGAGCTTAAATCTACAGCTGACAAGGCCGTACGAGCCGATTGACAGCAGGAAGGAAAAACAATGGCAGAAACACAAGCACTACACATGAATGCTTACCATGCAGGGATTGTTACCGCTAATGAGGACATTTTCAACGGCAATCCGAGCACCGATATTTTATCAATGGCTAACTATGAGGAAGTTTGCTTCATCATAGCCAAAGGAGCTGGAGGAACTGGAACAGCGACCATCACTGTTGAGTCATGCGATGACACTTCAGGAACAACCACAACGGCTGTTGCATACACCTACAGAGCCACCACTTCTGGGAACACTGTAGGCAGCTTGACAGCTGCAACTGCCAGTGGGTTCACGACTACTGCAGGGGCCAACCAAATCTATGAGATCTTCATCAAAGCTGATGAGCTTAATGGTTCTGATAAATATGTCCGAATGGTTGCCACCGAGTCAGCAAATGACCCGTGTGATGGAGCCATCATCAGCATTGGATTAGGTCCTAAATATTTGGCTGATCCACCCAGAGAGATGATCACCTAGTGCTCATCAATCACCAGGCTTGCCCACAGTGTGGGAGTGCTGCTTGTTTTGGTACAGGCTCAGCATTCTGCAGGCACACAGGCAAAGCTAGAGATGATCAAGAGGAAAGAGGAAGGAGCCTTCCGCAAAAGATTCCTTCCTC